ATTCAATACGATGAACTTTTTCCTGCAGTTAAAATAAGTAAACTATTTGAAGCAATAGAAAACACTTACGGGCTTACATTTACAGGAACGTTTTTAACAGACCCAAGATTTACACAATGCTTTTTGTTAGCAAAAAACGTAAACGAATACAGCTATTTAACGGAAGCCCAAGACATAGATTTTAGCAATATAGTTATTAATTCAGTAGCCGGCTTAAATCCTTACAGTCCTAGTAGCTATGTAGACTTAACAGAAAATTCTATAAACATTCAGTATTTAATTGATGTAACAGTTCACAGCATACAAATAAACGTTACTTCTGTTTCAGGAATAGGAACTTTTTACATAGATGTTTACCAAGACAACAACTATTATACTACACTAGAAGGCACTACTACAGGGCTTTTAAATCCTATTTCGTTTCAAAATACTACAGGTTTAGATAGCGTTATAACATTTAAAATAAAAGCAAATACAGCTCTAACAATAGACACAGTATTAACGTATTCTATACTAGGATTATTTGACAATCCAATAACGGGAACGCCGTCTTTTGATGTTAATTACTGCGTTATAGGGACAAATTCAAATGTACTAGCAGGAAATGTAAATTTAAATAGTACGCTTCCTGACTTTAAAGTAAGCGATTTCTTTACAGGCGTTTTAAAGCAATTTAACGCTACTTGTGTAAGCGTAGGAACAGACACTTTCGAAGTGCTTCCTTTAGACGAATGGTACGGACAGGGCGCTATTGTAGATATTACTGAATACACGGACATAACTTCTATAGACGTAGAAAGAATTAAACTATATAAAAACATAGCTTTCAAATATGAGCAAAGTTCGTCTTTTGCTAATAGAGAATTTTTTACTTTAACAGGTAGGGAATATGGCGATTTAGATTACAAGTTTAATTACGACGGAAGTGAATACATTATACAACAGCCGTTTGAAAACTTGCAATTTTTAGAATTTACAGGAAGCGGCGTATTTACAGGATTTTTATTAGATGAAAATTTTCAAGCTTACACGCCGAAGCCTATACTACTTTATTTTTATGGGCAGGGAACGGCTTCAACGCCTATAAAGTTTTTTGACGATACTACAACGCAAGACATAACAGACTACGCAATTTTTAGCCAAGACTTAATTTATCAAACTCAAAATTATTCTTTGAATTGGGGCGCTGAAATTTCAATAGTAGAACAACAAACAATAAACAACGGACTTTACGCTACTTATTATTTTCCTTATTTAATAAATCTTTACAATTTAAAAAACAGGCTTTACCAAGTAAAAACTATTCTACCTGTAAGCTTATTAACAAATCTTCAACTAAATGACCGTTTGATTATTCGCGATAAGCGTTATATAATAAACGAAATGAAATCCAATTTAACTACAGGCGAAGTAAACTTTAGCTTATTGTTAGATTTTAGACCTGTAACGCCTGACAAAGTAATAGAAGCAAGCAAAGACGCACAATGTTTACAAATACCTATTAACTTACCTAATAAAGCAGTACAAGCAGACATAACAACAAGCGCAGTAGGTGTAACTATAACGCCTGCTACAATAACGCAAAGCCAAGACATAGAAGTTTGTATTCCTGAAAACACGGAATCCGTTACTTACATAATAACGGAAGATTCCGAAGACTACATAAACACAGAAGAATACGAACGCTTTATTACAGATGAAACAGCAACACAAGTAATAGTGCTTTTAGTTACTTATACATTTAGTAATGGAACACAGGCACAAAATCAAATTATAATACAACAGCCGTGATAGTAAAAAATATAATAGCAATGCTTCAACTAGACGATTTTTATAACGAATCGTACAACATACAAATAGCTAAAGGGCTTTACTCAAATCCTACAAGCTATAAGGAAATATGGAAAGCTGAAAAAAGACGAAGAATACTAAAAGACAAAGTAAGAAAACTAGAAAAAAAAATAAGCGATGTCAATAAATAAGCAAATCAATATCGACATAAACACGAATTCCGATGAAACACAAAAGGAATTTGAAAGACTTCGGAAAGCCATAAAAGCAAGTACTGAAGAAGTAGAAGACTTAAGCAAACAATTTGGCGAAAATTCCAAAGAAGCAGATGCCGCTAGGAAGTCTTTAGCAGGACTTACGCAAAGTTATGACCAAATGTCTAAAGTAGCTACTGACTTGGGCGCTACATTTGAAGATGTTTATGGCGAAGTATTGCCACTTACTACAGCGCTTGGAGAAAGTGAAGACCGCCTTTATCAATTAGCTTTGGCAGGCGACACTACAAGTCGCGAATATCAAGATTTATTAAAGAAAGTTTCCGACTACAGAAAAGTACAAATCCAAACGGATTTAGCAGTAGACAGCGCAGCTACTACTTTAGACCAAAAGCTAGGCGGTGCTATTCAGGGCGCTGTTTCAGGCTTTGCGGCTGTTCAAGGCGCTATGGGTTTACTAGGAAGCGAAAGCGAACAACTAGAAAAAACGCTTCTTAAAGTTCAATCTGCTTTAGCGATTGCAGAAGGCGTTAGGGGAATACGCGAAAATATAGGCTACTTTAAACAGCTAGGAAGTACTGTTAGCGATGTGTTTAAAAATATGACTACACAGGCTAAAATTTTTACAGCTACAGGAATAGGACTAGCAATAACAGCCGTTGCAACTTTAACGGATTTATTTAAGGACACTACAGAAGAAACCAAAAACTACGCAAAAGCCGTAGACCAATCAAACGTTATAACAGCAAAAGCCGTAGAAAACGCAGCCAATGAATTAAGCGCTTTAGATAGATTACAAAAAACTTTAGAAAACGAAACTTTAACACGCGAAGAAAAAAACGAAGCAGTAGACGAACTGCAAAAGAAATATCCTGAATTACTTAAAAACGTAAGCGCAGAAAAATTAAGCATAGAAGAACTTAACGCTGCTGTAGCAAATAACATTAAACTAGCAGAAGCAAGAGCGCGAATAAGCGCAGCTGAAGCTTTACGTTCTGAAAAATATACTCAATTATTACAAGAAGAATTAGAACAAAAGAAAAATATTGCTTATTTCAATAGTATTTTACGACAATATGGTATTCAAGAGCTAGCTCAAAATGCTTCCATAAATGATTTATACGAAGCACAAAATAAACTGCGAGATAAAAGCATGAATTTGAGTTTAGCCGGTGCAAGCGCTCAAAGCGTTAGGTCAGTAAGAAGACTAGAAGCTTTAAAAGCAGAAATACAACAAATAGACGGACTTACAGAAGCGGATGAAAAGCTTTTAAAATCTATAGAAAAAACAGCTGAAACATACGAAGACGCAGAAAAGAAAAAAGTAAAAGCTAAAAAAACTTCTACAAAACAAATTTCTGATTTATCTAGGCAAATAGAAGATGAACAAATAAAGCGAATAAAAGACGAAGAAGAACGCGAAATAAAACTTCTTGAAACAACTGCAAAAAGACGAAAAGAAGATTTAGCTAAACAACGAAAAGAAAGAACAGTAACAGCTAAACAAGAAAGCGCTTTAAGAACTGAAATAGAAACTAATCTAGAATTAGACATACAAGCAGTACGCGACAAATACGCTAAACAACGCCGAGAAGAAGAAATAGCAAGATTAAAAGAAATAGACGATTTAAGGCTTATAACAGGTAAGGAAGCAATACAGAGCCTAAATAGTCAATATAATAAAGAATTAGAACTACAAATAAACGCGAATCAAAAAAAAATAGAAGAAGACAAAAAAACTGCAGAAAGACGAAAACAAATTCGCGATTTTTCACTAGAAAGCACAAAGCAAGGTTTAGAAATAATATCAACTTTAACAGACATATACGGAAAGAAAAGCGAAAAGGCAGCACGCAGGGCATTCCAAATACAAAAAGCTGTAAGTATTTCACAAGCTACAATAGACACTTATAAAAGTGCTAACGCTATTTTTGCCGCTGCTTCTGCAAATCCTAGCACGGTGTTATTTCCTGCGCAGCCTTTTATTGCCGCAGGTTTAGCAATCGCCGCAGGTTTAGCAAATGTAGCTACTATTGCTTCGCAAAAATTCGAAGGCGGCGGAACTACGCCATCAGAAACAACGCCTGATACTTCGGCTTTAGAAGGTGGCGGTGCAGTAACGCCGCAGTTTAACGTAGTAGGTGATTCAGGAATAAATCAATTAGCGCAACTTCAACAGCAACCTGTACAGGCTTACGTAGTTTCAGGCGAAGTAACAAGCGCACAAGCTTTAGACAGGAATCGAGTACAAAACGCAACACTATAAAAAAACTAAAGTTATTAATATATGAGAATCGTAGAACTAGTTATAGACGAAAACGATTTAGAAAGCGGAATAGAAGCCGTTTCCGTAGTCGAATCGCCTGCAATAGAAGAAAACTTCATAGCACTAAAAAAACACGAATTAGAACTAAAAGAAATCGACTCGGAAAAGCGACTTTTAATGGGAGCTGCTTTAGTGCCTAATAAAAATATATATAGACGAAGCGACAAAGAAGAATACTACATTTACTTTAGTGAAGATACAGTAAGAAAAGCAAGCGAATTGTTCTTAATGCGTTCCAATCAAAATAACGCTACCTACGAACACGAAAAGAAATTAAACGGAATGTCTGTAGTAGAATCTTGGATTATCGAAGACGAAAAGCTAGACAAGTCAGTAAAACACGGATTCAATCTACCTAAAGGAACTTGGATGATTTCAATGAAGGTAAACAACGAGGATGTTTGGAAGGACGTAAAAGACGGAAAAGTAAAAGGCTTTAGCATAGAAGGCTATTTTGCCGACAGGTACGAAATGAAGCAAGAGCAAATAGAAAAGCAAGAAACTATAGAACTACTAAAAGAACTACTAAACGTAAATTTAGAAAGCTATACAGACTACCCAAAGGCAGCAAGTGAAAACGCAAAAACAGCTTTAAACTACGCAGAAAAAAACGGATGGGGAACTTGCGGAACTGCCGTAGGGAAACAACGCGCTAACCAACTAGCAAAAGGCGAACCAATAAGCGAAGAAACTATTTCACGAATGGCAGCTTTTGAAAGACACAGACAAAACAGCGATAAGGAATTAGGAGACGGCTGTGGGCGTTTAATGTGGTTAGCTTGGGGCGGTGACGAAGGAATAGAATGGGCGCAAAGAAAACTAAAACAAATAAGGAATGAAGAATAAGAAAACATACATTCCAAGCAAGTCTAGTCCTAAAGGCGGTAAACGTGGCTGCCTATGTAAAAACGGAAAATACAGCGCTAAATGCTGTAACGGAGATTTACAAGCACAAGGCATAGGCAACGTATAAAAATGGAACAAATAAATAATTAAAAAGTTAATAAGTTATGAATACAATGAAATCCGTCTTTTCGAAGATTGCAGAAGACAAAACAGAACTAGCGAAACACGAAGTTAATTTAGGAATTATTGACGATATTTCTAGATTGAAAAAGGAAACAGAAAGATTTTTAGCAGATTCAAATAAAGCAGATGCAGCAATACAAAAAGCTGTAGCAACTATAAAAGATAAAGGACAATTTTGGTTAAACAATCAAAAATTTTCCGATAATTTAGACAAAAGGGCAGATGCACTATTTGGTAAATATGAAAAGGCTGCAAAAGAATTAGGTTTAGATGTTAAAAATAGTCCTGCAGCTAAAGAAATGTCAGACATATATAACTATTCAAGTCAAATAAATGACAATATAGGTAATATAATGGGCGCTATTAAATCAATAAAATAAATAAAATGAAAGCAAATACAATCTTAAACAAAGTAAGAGAACTTCTAGGAATGGAAGTAGAACTTGCTACAATGATGATGGGAGACGGCGTAACTAAAGTAGAAGCAGAATCTTTCGAAGCAGAAAACGAAGTAGTAGTCGTAACAGAAGACGAACAGAAAATACCTGTTCCTGTAGGCGAGTACGAAATGGAAGACGGTATGATTATGGTAGTAAAAGAAGAAGGCATTATTGCAGAAATGAAGGCGAAAGAAGAAGAAGTAAAAGAAGAAGAAGCGCCTGTAGAAGAAGAAGCAAAGAAAGACGAAGAAATGGAAGCTGAAACTTCACAGCCTATTAAGAAAACTGTAGAATCAATCGTTAAAGAAACTTTCTTTTCGGAAATGGAAGCTTTGAAAAAAGAAAACGAAGAATTAAAAGCTAAACTAGAAACTTTAAGCAAAGTAGAAAATGAAGACAATACTGAAAACGTTACTGAAGAAACTACTGAAGCTACTGAAGAAAAAACTGAACTTTCTGAAGAAGTAGAACCTATCGTTTGGAATCCTGAAAACAAAGTACAAAAAGACGGATTCAAATTCGCTAAAAAAGGTGCTAAATCTACACTAGAAAGCATATTCGAAAAATTTGAAAAATAAAAACTAATAATTAATAATTAAAAAATGGCAACAACAACATCAATTACTACAACTTATGCAGGCGAATTCGCAGGTAAGTATGTAAGCGCTGCTTTATTGAGCGCGCCAACTATTGAAAACGGAGGAGTAGAAATACTTCCTAACGTTAAATTTAAAGCAGTTATGCAAAAAGTAGGAACAGACGATATTTTGAAAGATGCGTCTTGCGACTTTACTGCTACTTCTACTGTAACTTTAACAGAAAGAATTTTAGAAGTTAAAGACTTACAAGTAAACTTACAATTATGTAAAAAAGATTTCCACGACACTTGGCAGGGAATTGAGCAAGGTTATTCTTCTTTTGACACTTTGCCTAAATCTTTCGCTGATTACTTAATCGGTTACACAGCTGCTAAAGTAGCTCAAAGAAACGAGATTAGCTTTTGGAGAGGCGCTACTGCAACTTCAGGAGACTATGACGGAATTATGACACAAGTAGCTTTAGACGCTGCTTTACCTGCAGCTCAAGAAATCGCAGGAACTACTGTAACAGCTGCTAACGTAATTACAGAATTAGGAAGCATAGTAGACGCTATTCCTTCTGCAGTTTACGGAAAAGACGATTTACATATCTACGTTTCTCAAAACATCGCTAGAGCGTATGTAAGAGCGTTAGGTGGATTCGGTGCTTCAGGATTGGGTGCTAATGGTACAAACGCAATGGGTACACAATGGTATAACAACGGAAGCCTTTCTTTTGATGGCGTTAAAATCTTCGTTGCTAACGGACTTGCTGATAACACTGCTTTAGCTGCAGAAAAGTCTAACTTGTTCTTCGGATGTTCTTTACTTTCAGACACACAAGAAGTAAGAGTTATCGATATGGCAGATATTGACGGAAGCCAAAACGTAAGAATGATTATGAGAATGGCTGCAGG